GGTTTTTATGACCAATAAAGCACTATCTATTTTCAATCAATTAAGACCGTTATCAGTAGGATTTGACGATATGTTCGATCATTTCGAATCTATGTTCGAAGTACCTACGATAAACTACCCACCATACAATCTAGTAAAAACAGGTGACAATAAATTTGATATTGAGGTTGCTCTTGCAGGCTTCAATAAAAAAGATATTAACATTACTAGTGAGAACGGTATGTTGACTATCGAATCAAAACAAGATGAGAAGTCAAAAGATACTAAAGATGGTGAAGTGATCCATAAAGGTATTTCAAAAAGATACTTTAAGAGATCATTTACAATCGCTGACGATATTGAAGTCAAAGGCGCTGAGTTAAAAGACGGTCTATTAAAAGTATCTATGGAGAAGATTATCCCGGATGCTAAAAAACTGAAGACAATTGATATTAAATAATCAATTAAATAGAAAGGCGAGACTATTGACATCTCGCCTTTTTTACTATATAATAAATCTATTAACTATGAGGAGAATATAATATGAAGTTAAGTGAAAGTACAATCTCTATATTGAGAAACTTTTCCGACATTAATCAGAACATTCTGTTTAAACCAGGAAAAACACTTGCCACAATGTCAACAATGAAAAACATTATGGCAAAAGCAAAAATAGAAGAAGAGTTCGAACAAGAGTTTGGTATCTATGATTTACCAGAGTTCTTACGATCATTCGAAAAATTCTTAAAACCTAAATTAAATTTCAACGGCAGTGCAAATCTAAAAATTACAGATGAGTCTTCATCTTTAAAAACTAGATATCCATTTGCTGAGAAATCAACATTAGTAGCACCATCAAAAGAAATATCAATGCCTGATAAGACGGTTACTTTTAACCTGAAACAATCAGACTTTGATATGATTAAAGGTCAGTTTGCTACATTATCTTTACCTGATATTGCAATCAGAGGTAAAGGTGGTAAAGTTGAGATAGTTGCATTAGATAAAAAGAATAGTAATGCACCTGAGTCTTCTTTACCTGTAGGTGAAACTAATTTAGAATTTACTGCATATATTAAAGCAGAAAATCTAAAAGTAATACCAGGTGATTATGATGTTGCATTATCAAAAGCAAAGATTGCTCATTTCATAAACAAAAAAATAAGTATAGAATACTGGATTGCGTTAGAGACAGATTCGGAGTTTTAATATGAAAGATACTAAAGTTCAGTATCTTCATAACTTAACTGAATTTAAATCTTATAACGAGATTAAGTCTAGGGTCTTACATCATAAGTTCCCTTGGTTTTATTCTCCTGTATCAACTTCAGAAAAGTTTCCTTTTCTAGGCAATGAGATTGTAGATAGAGAAGGTAAGATATTATCTGAAGAAGGATTTAAACTTTGTTTAGAGTTGATGAAAGATATTACCGACAAGATGAAGGTAGACTTTGTTCAACCAATTAGAATATGTGTTAACATGACTCAGGCTGGTGTTTCACCTATTACAGATTGGCATGTGGATCATCCAGAAAGAGAACATAAAGTTTTATTAGTCTATTTCAATCAAACTAAAAAAGGTAATACTTTAGTTTCGACTACTAAATATGATAAGGATAAACCAGTTTTACCTGCGTTTAAATCTTATCCAGATAAGAATATTAAGAAAGGTGAAACTATTAAGCCATGTGAAGACACGGCTGTAGTGTTTGATGGATTAAGATGGCATACTGCTATACTTCCTGAACCAGGCACTAGAAGAGTCACATTAGTGGCAACATTTATATAATGAAAAGAGAGGTGAATATATTATGTCAGATTTTTTATGGGTTGAGAAATACAGACCTAGAAAAATACAAGATTGTATTTTAAGTGAAGACCTTAAAAATACATTTCAAAAATTTGTAGATAACAAAGAAATCCCTAATCTATTACTATCAGGCAGAGCAGGCACAGGTAAGACTACTGTTGCAAAGGCTTTGTGTGAAGAGATAGGTTGTGATTATATTGTTATTAATGGGTCAGATGAAGGTCGATATATTGATACGTTAAGAAATCAAATTAAAAACTTTGCGTCTTCAGTATCGTTAGAAGAGTCTTCAAATCATAAAGTTGTAATACTTGACGAGGCAGATTACATGAATGCTGAAACAGTTCAGCCTGCGTTAAGAAACTTTATAGAAACATTTTACAAGAATTGTAGATTTATTTTTACTTGTAATTACAAAAACAAAATACTACCTGCTTTACAAAGTCGTACTACAGTTATTGATTTTGAGATACATAATGGTCAAAAAGTCAAAACTGCTACTGCGCTTTTAAAAAGACTTTGTTATCTATTAGAAGAAGAACATTTAGAATATGATAAGAAAGTATTAGCAGAGTTAATTCAAAAACACTATCCAGACTTTAGAAGAACGATTAATGAATTACAGAGATATTCAGTAAGAGGTAAGATAGATACAGGTATTCTAGTATCCCTTTCTGAAATACATACAAAAGAGTTAATTAATCTATTGAAGAACAAAGAGTTTGGTAAAATGAGACAATGGGTCGTACAAAACCTAGATAAAGAACCTGCGTCTCTATTTACAAATCTATATGAGGCATTATACAAATCACTAGTGCCTAAAACAATACCTCTAGCAGTATTAATTATTGCTGATTACCAATATAAATCCGCTTTTGTGGCTGACCATGAGATAAATATTGTGGCTTGTTTAACTGAAGTAATGCAAAGGTGCGAATTTAAGAAATGATAATTAGTCATAATCCGTTTGTTAGAATGATAGTAAAATTGAGAATGTGGTACGCAGATATTCGTGGTCATCATGGTAAAAGATACAATTATGAACCTGGTGATTGGTATATGGGTAGACACAATAAACGAAAAAAATGAAAAAAAAATATAATGAAATTTATTCATTAGGTAAATATCTTAATGCAATAAACTACACTAAAGAGCCCTTAATGGAGAATAAAGAAGATCCATTTTGGGAAAAGAAATACCCTGCCTTTGTACTCAATAGATGTTTATCTTATCACAAAGACCTAATTTTTATTGTTAATGAAATGAATCAAAGAGCAAATATATCCAACAGATTACAGTTTCATTTTTTGATAAATAGTATCAGAAGAATGAGACGATTTGGTAGTAAGTGGGCAACCACTAATAGATCAAAGGCATTTGACGCTATCAAAAAATATTATGGCTATAGCAACGAGAAAGCAAGAGTAGCTTTAGACATATTATCAAAAGAACAACAAGGCACTATAATTAAAAAAGTGTCAGTAGGTGGGAAACATGAGTGAAGAAAAATTGAATTGGTCACCTGAAAGTATGTTAGAGGTTACACTCAAACAACCAGATGACTTTTTAAAGATACGAGAGACCTTATCTCGTATTGGTGTTGCAAGTAGAAAAGATAAAACTCTATTTCAATCTTGCCACATTTTACATAAACAAGGTAAATATTATATTGTACACTTTAAAGAGTTGTTTGCTTTAGATGGTAAAACTGCTACTCTATCTATCAATGATATTCAGAGAAGAAATACAATTAGTGCTTTATTACAAGACTGGAGTTTACTATCAGTAGTAAGACCAGATGAGTTAGAAAACAAAGCACCTTTATCACAGATAAAAATAATTGCTTTCAAAGATAAGAAAGAGTGGAACTTACAAGCAAAATATAATATTGGTAAAAAAACAGAAGAAAAAAAAGAAGACGTTAAATAATTAACTAGTGAGGATATATTATGATTAAGTTATATAGGCTGACAACAGGTGAGGACCTTATAGGTAAACAACTAACAGCCGAAGATGTTGATGGTGAAGAAACAAATCACATAGACTATCAATACATAGATCGACCATTTGTACTAATACCAATGAGACAAGGTACAGGACAGGCGACTATTGGTTTTCATCCGTACATACCTTATACTGAGGACAAAGTAATTAAAATTAAATTCGCAAATATAATTACAATTACTAATCCAGATGATAAGATTAAAGAGGCTTATGAACAAAACACAAGCACAATTAAATCGGCAAAACCAAAATTGATAGTGTAATGGAACAATTAGGCAAACCTAAATCACAATACTACGATTACATTGACAACAAGCAATGTGATATACAAAGTATTATACATTGTATAAACCTTCAAGGCAAAGACCTTGTAGGTGTTGAAGTTGGTGTATTCTTTGCTAAATCTTTTTGTACATTACTTCAAAATTGTCCTAATATAAAATTACTTTACGGTATAGATAGATACAAACCATATACAGATTATCTTATTGAAAATTATGATATGAAAAATGTGGATGCTATCTATGATGAAAAACAAATAGAGAGTATTAAATTAAGTGCTTATCACTCTATAAAATTTTCAGGCCATAAAGATAAGGCAAAGATTATAGAAGAAGACCATATAGAAGCTTCAAAAAAATTTGATAATGAAAGTTTAGATTTTGTGTTTGTAGATAACTATACAAATCATAAAGAGATTATAGATAGTTTAGAAACATGGTATCCTAAAGTTAAAAAAGGTGGTCTATTTGCAGGACACGATACACACTTAAATGTAGTAAAATTAGGCATAGCAGAATTTAGAGAACGAAATAAAATAGATAACCCAATATCCTTTTTTGATAAAACATTTATATGGAGAAAATAAAAGTATATTTTATTCAACAAGATGGTCGTAAAGTTGAAGTAGAGGTAGACCCAGGCAGAACATTAATGGAGGCTGCAAGAGATTATGCGCCAGAAGCTATTGATGAAATCTATGCTGATTGTAGTGGTTGTTGTTCGTGTGCCACTTGTCATGTCATAGTAGAAGATGACTGGATTAAAAAGACAGGCAAGATTAAAAACAATAGTGCCGAACAAGAATTATTAGATTATGAACCCTTGGCAAAAGATAATAGTAGATTATCTTGTCAAATATTTTTAGAAAAAAAACACGATGGACTTACGGTTAAGATACCAACATAGTCAATTTGACTTTTTTGAAAAAGTGAAGTATAATATAGATAATGAATTTTTACACAAATGTTATAGAATATAGAGGCAAACTTTTAATTAGAGGTGTTGCAAACGGACAATCATATTTAAGTAGAATTAATTATGAACCTACTCTATTCATACCTACAAAAAACAATACTGAATTTAAAACACTTGATGGTAAAAACGTCACAGATAAGAAGTTTGGTAGTATAGTAAAAGCAAAACAATTTATTGAAACATATAAGTCTATGCCTGAGTTTAAAGTATATGGCATGACAAGATATAATTATCAATATATCGCAAATGAATATCCTAAAGATATACAGTGGGACAAAGATAAAATTAAAATCTTTACGCTTGATTTAGAGTGTGAATGTGAACATGGTTTTCCTGATCCTGATACTGCAAGAGAGCCTATTATTTGTATTACGGTCAAAAATCATAGTAATAAACAAATCTTAACTTGGGGTATCGGTGACTTCTTAACAAAGAAATCAAATGTAACCTATGTCAAATGTGAAAACGAAAAACATTTACTATTAGAGTTTCTAAAGTTCTGGTGTAAAAATCATCCTGATATTGTCACTGGTTGGAATGTTAAGTTCTTTGACATACCTTATCTAATGAATAGAATGAGAACAATATTTGATAATGACACAATTAATAAAATGTCGCCTTGGAATTATGTTAACGCTGAACGAGTACAATTAGGAACAAAGAATCAACAATACTGGAATATGTTAGGCATATCTGTATTAGATTATTTTGATTTATATAAAAAGTTTACCTATGTTAGACAAGAGTCTTATAAACTTAATTACATTGCAAAAGTAGAATTAGGTGAATCTAAATTAGATAATCCTTATGACACATTTAAAGAGTTTTATACAAATGATTATCAAAAGTTTGTTGAGTATAATATCCAAGATGTAGAATTAGTTGATAGACTAGAAGATAAAATGGGTTTGATTGATCTATGCTTAACTATGGCATATGACTTTAAAGTTAATTATACAGATGTTTATTCGCAAGTAAGATGTTGGGATACTTTAATCTACAATCATTTACATAAAAAGAAAATTGCAATACCACCAAGAG